CCGGTGTGTATTTTCTTTTCCATGATTTACTTCTACCATGTTTTTCCGAAGATGTCAACCGTTATTTTCAATTCTGTTTTCAGCTGCACTTCACGATAAAGCGTCCTTTATCTTAACCTAGCCGTATCGAACAGCATTCTGTTGGCACAGATGTAATCCACACTCGGTTATGTAGTGCATGTGAAAACAGAATCCTCTGTTTCCAGTTCCGTCATCGGGTAACCCCTAGGAACAATGCTTAAATTTTGAAAGAGCATGGGATGATTGATGTAATCTCTTCGATCCCGAATTTTGTTCTATACTAGATCGACACGAATGTCAACCGTTATTTTGGAGGTCGGTGTGAGAGTCGAACTCACTACTTACGTGCCTGGGATTTGCAATCCCGCCCCTTACCATCCGGGCCACCGACCAATAAAAAACCCCTCCAAGACTGTATGTCTGGAGGGGTTTGGTTTTTCTAACCATGTACGTTGAGCTTGTTAGCTTTCGTACCCCCTCATGTTCATAATATTAAGACCTTCACAGCGCATATTAAAGCGATAGCTCGGTACTTGTACCTGCTTATGCTTTAGGAATGATGCCGTAGTGGGTTTCATTGAAGGAGAATCCTTGGTTAACTTGTTCTGTTAAGACTATTTATATACTAATTTCGGAAGATGTCAACAAAAAAGTGCAGTTTTCCGAAAATAATTTTAGATGAAGCTCTTCAGCATCCAGCGGTGTTTTTCGTGAGCAGTGATGCGATCCTCGAGGAAGTTCACAACACCAAACTGACCTAGTGAATCTGCGATGCCGCGTGCTTCGTACAGGGTAACAATCACTACGTCGTTATCACGTGCAAGACGAGCAAACATGATGGTCGTATCTGGAATAGCAAGCTCATCATCGATTCGGCTCAGCTCGGAGAAGCGAGACAACGAACCAGGAGCAAACGATCCCATCACACGAATCATTTCAGCGATACTATCGACAGATCCATTGACTTCACCGTAGAACTCGCCGAAGTACTCGTGGTACTCAGCAAAGTTTGGTCCGGTTACATTCCAGTGATAGTTCTGTGCTTTGATAGAAAGACTATACACTGTGCCCAATAGAACCTTAAGGGCTTCCGCAATTTGATCCATGATACTCATCCTTATGTTTTCGTAAAGTATTTATAATGGTGCTCCCAGTAGGACTCGAACCTACGATCAAGACGTTATGAGCGTCCGGCTTTTGCCGCTAAGCTATAGGAGCATTTACCATTGATGGATGGTATTAGCAACAATCGCAATACTTGTGATGACGTTCAACATCAATAAAAATATTTCTAACCGTGTCATACTCATCTCTTTATATGGTAGAAGTGCTGGGTTACGCTCCCAGTCGAGAACAGTCATCTACTGCTGAAGGGTGTATAAGGCCCTCTTGCGTCTAACGCCCACTTCCAAATTTGGTGCCCGTGGTCGGACTCGAACCGACACTGTAAGGTGTTTAAGACCTCTGACTCTGCCTTTGGCCTACACGGGCAATATTGGCGCTTCCGGAGGGACTCGAACCCCCGACCTAAGAATTAGAAGTTCCTTGCTCTAATCCAGCTGAGCTACGGAAGCATTGTCTTATTTATATCACTTCTTGTCGAAGATCATAGCAAAGATGAAGACTATTGCGACGAATCCTAATACGACAGCCAGAGGCATCCACAAAGGAGATAGAACCCACCACCACGACCAAGCGATATAGCCGGTCAGTTTCAGGGTAATGAATACGATAGCAAGCAAGCCAAAGAAGCCGATGCCACCGGTTTGAGTTTGAGTTTTATTATCTGACATTAGTTGAGCCTTTCATTCCAGAATTGTTTTGCAGAGTCTGCAGGAGTAGACCAGAATTTCTCTGGTGGTTGTTTTTTAATCCACGCTTGGATGTCTTGCTTGACTTGGGTTTCGAAGTCTGATTGAACATCTCTAGCACGAACTCGGGCACACTCTTGCAGAGTAGCGTCGTCCCATTCAATATCCAACAATTCTTTACGTTTTAGGAAACTATCATACGAGACTTTTGCTGCGGGAGTCATCAGTTCAACCTTTCATTCCAGAATTGTTTAATTACGTCTTCCATCTGCGCTGGCAAAAGTCCAACCGGAGTACTCAGTATCCAATCGAGGATTTCACCTCTTACGCTATGTTCAAAACTGCCCATAACATTTACTGCTTGTAAACGAGCAATTTCATCATGCATGGTGTTATCCAGAACTACATTCATACAACCCACTCCGTTTTGTTCTTCAGCGCTTCACGTGCACATTCGATATAGTCTTTGTCGCTATCGGGAATGTGCGCCCAATACATAGACAATCCTTCGATAGACTCGGCCACAGAAGATGGCAACTCAATATGCATCTGAGTATTCATCAGGTGCTCGAGTGCTTTCATCTTCCGTTCAATTTTTTCTGCAAGATCACTCATGCCGGCATTAGCTCCTTGATCATTTTTTCTTCTTCGAGCTCCATTGCCTGACGAAAGTTGTCAGCTTCAAAGCGCAGGTTCATGACCAGATCTTCTTTCGAGTGGTTGAACCGCTCAGCACGACGAGCAATACCTTCAAGGCGGGCGATGATGTATTCGTAATCTTGCATCTTCATGGCGATCTCCGTTGTTACTTGTATAGTCTATACTAGTTTGACAGGAATGTCAACAAAAAAAGTGCACTCATTCGTACATAGTGTTGACGTAACGAGCTTCGTCGACTTGGCGAAGCCAATCACCTACTGACTCTGGTGAGTCGATGACTACAACAGTAAGTATGAATAGAATAACCGCAAGTACATCACGCATTCTTTTTCCCTTTCGATTTCTTAGGCGAAGCAATGGACTCAGCAAGTGCTTTGCTTTTGTCCCACATTTCTTGAACGTCTTTGTAGCGTTGAGTAGTAACCCACTCTTTTGCCATGGCACCCCAAGACTGAATCGCAATGTTCTTGGTACGGTGGTTTTGGATCAACCGCATCTTCATACCTGAAGGTTCTTTGATCTCGTCGATTACGTCAAACTGTACGCCAAAGTCAATCGTCTTGTTCTCAGTCATTAGTTGCTCCGAGTTTTGAGTTCATTCAAGGTGAAGATTGGACCGCGAATAGTATGTTCACCACGAGTTAACGTGGCAAACCCATTTGGCCATGCACCAAGCTCTTTGCAGATACGCTCTGCAAAGTTAAGACCATGCTCTTGGTCAGTTGAGGATGCAATGAGATAGGAACCTTCACGAAACATAGCGTACACATCGTAAGTCATGATCTACTCCGTTTCTACTAGAACAGAATATACTGATTCGACGGGAATGTCAACTGGCTAAATGCAGTCTTTTTCACTTTTTTTGTAGATGCTTGAGGTGGTTGCGGTGTATCTTCCCGCCCACGAACGCGTTGTAGTACTCGTCTGGCTTCAGGAGTACGTCGTTCTCGACTTGTTCTTTGAGTTCGTAGTAACTCATCTCTGCGGTAGTCTTGCATAGTCGAAGAATTCTTCGCTGGAACCTGTCCACTCCGAACTCTTCGACCAATGCTTTCACTTCTTCACTCGATCCATAGTAGTCCATCCAGTCAGATTCTGAGACTACTTTACGTTTACGTTTTTGGCCTTTCAGAGGCTTAAGTGTGCGAGTAGCACTCAACTTCTTCTTGCCGATGTATTTCTTACCATTCAATGTGTCGGTGATTTCATAGACGAATCCAGCATGATCGTTAATGTCTTCTGAAGAAAATGGCTTCCCTTCGTAGGTCCAGCTCATTCTTCGTCTTCATCTTCCCAATCAATCGAGTCAGTGTCGTCTTCTTTGAATAGGGTATCGCCACAGAACGGGCAAAATGCGACTTCGTCTTCTTCGTAGTGCTTAACAGTGAATTCAGAGTCACAGACTTCGCATACAAAATCTTCTTCTTCCATGAATGGTCTCCTAAATTGAAAAGGCGGAAGGTTTCCCTCCCGCCCCTATTTATCAGATCTTATTATTGGTTACGCTTCGCAAACAGCGCAATTCATTATGTCTCTTACGAGCTGTTGTGCTGGGTTCGAACTACGCTGATAGTAGAACGTCTTCACACCGAGACGCCAACCTTCAATGATCAAAGCGTTAACATCCTTTGCAGATACTTCAGGCGCGATGAGGAGGTTCAGTGACTGGGCTTGATCAACATACTTCTGACGAGCTGCTGCTTGCTGAACGATGCTAATCGGTGCGATCTCCGAGAACGTCTTGAACACATCCTTCTCATGATCACTCATAAAGTCGAGATGTTGTACTGATCCACCATGCTTAAGGATAGAGAACCAAACTTCATCGGTGTTCTGCCCGTGAGCTTCAAGAACGTCGACAAGGTAGGGGTTCTTATAGGTGAACTTGCCTTTTGCTAGATCTTTTGTGAAGTAGTTCGATGCAAGTGGTTCGATCGATGGGCTGACTTGACCAAGAATAAAGCTAGAAGAAGTGGTAGGAGCAATCGCACAACGTGTAAGATTACGCACACCATAACCAAGAAGTCCTTCAGGCTCGCCGTATTCTTCTGCAAGTTCTTTCGTCGCAATAAGCGAACGATCGTCAATGAACTTGCTGATCTTGATCGAGAGCATATGAGCATCAAACGACTCAAAGGCAATCGACTTCGATTGAAGATACGAGTGCCAGCCGAGTTGGCCAAGACCAAGTGCTCTCCAATGACGTGCAAAGTTGTTGGACGGTTCCATGTACTTCACATCGTTGGTCTTCTCGATGTACTCTTCCATGACTGCATCAAGGAACCAGATCATCACTTCGACTGCGTCTGTGTTAACCCACTCATCAAACGTCAAGATGTTCATCGAAGCAAGGTTGCAAACGAACGACCAATCTTTTGAAGATGGCAGAGCAATCTCAGAGCAAAGGTTCGAAGCCCATATCTGGATGTTCTTATCTTTCAGAACTTGTGGCTTGTTGTTGTTCACAGTATCAGTAAAGAACAAGTAAGGATAACCTGTTTCCTTACGCTTACGAAGAACACGGGCCCAAACAGTACGCTTCTCAGCATCACCAGCGATCATCTCTTCCATCCACTTGTCAGTAATGGTAACACCCATCGAGACGTTTTGGATCGCACTACCAACTTCACGGATGTCGAGGAACTCCATGATGTCAGGATGTTCAATATTAAGATAAGCAGCGAACGAACCACGACGAGTAGAACCTTGGCTGATTACGTCAACACCAGTATCCCATAGTGCAAGGTAGTAAGCAGGGCCATTTGCTTTACCGTTTGCCCCGCCTTTGATGTCAGTTCCACGACCACGAATTGCACCGAGGTAACCAGACGTACCGGCACCAAGTTTACTCTGAGTGCATACTTCACCAAACTTGTCGAGGAAGCTCTCAACTGAGTCGTCAATATAAACGCCATTGCACGAGATAGGAAGACCCTTCTTCGTGCCAAAGTTCGACCAGACAGGTGAGGAGAGGGAATAATACCCTCTGCTCATGTAGTCATAGAACTTGTCAGCGAATCCTTCTTTGTCGAGAATTCGCTCAGCTGCCTTTGCGATCTCACGAACTCGCTCTTCAACTGTCATGTTTCCGTCAATATAACCTCTCGAGAGGAATGTACGAGAGTCTTCATTTGCCCATTCAAAACCCATGGTGTTCTCCTTAGAATAAATCTTCTGATGTGATTGCTGTGCCTTTAGAATATTCGACTGGTCTCTTTTGGAAGAAGTCAGTCATATTCGTCCCGTACAATTCTTCATCAAACCATAGGGTCTTCTTTGCGAGTTCTTCATCATATACAATAGCCGAAGAATCAAATCCGATTGCATCAATCGATTCTTTCATACGCTTAGCGATAAAGGCTTTCAAGATAGAAGCGTCTAGTCCTGGAAGCGCGTAATCACCCATGATCCAATCAATAACCTTTGACTCTGCTTTCAGAGAATCAATGCACTCAGCTTCGATACGCTTCTGAAGTTCATCGTCAAATAGTTCAGGGTATTCTTCACGAAGTGTGTTAATGATCTTGATGCCGACTTGAGCGTGAAGCATCTCTTCGTTACGAGTGTATTGAACTTGTTGTGCACAATCCTTCAGAACAGCTTTGTTGCGATTGAAGTGCATGATGATGTAGAATTGAGAGAAAAGAGAAACGTTTTCAACGAACAATGTGAACAGAGTAATCGCGTAGATGTACTGTTTCTTGTTGTCGTTCTTATAATGCTTATGAAGATACTTACGTAGGTAGTTAACTCGACCTTTGATCACTTCCTGATTCATGTTCTCTTCGAACACGTGAGTAAGATGTAGTACGTCGAGTAGTTTTTCGTAGGCTAGGTTGTGGATCACTTCAGAGTTTGCCATAGCAAATCCAAGATCACGTAGAGATGGATGCGGAAGGTTCTTACCAAGATCAGCCCAGAAAGTCTTTACTGCGACTTCGATCTGGCCAATAGCAGACAGGGTCTTGACAATGACTTCCTGTTCTTCTGGTGTAAGGTCGGTTTTGAACTGCGAGTAGTCTGATCGGAAATTGAACTCATCGGGAGTCCAGAATCCTTGCCAGATCGCGTCAATGAACTGTTTTGTCCATGGATACTGATCGGGCTTTCGTGAAATTTGTTCTTCGAATAGCATGTTTTTATCTTTCTTATTGTTCTTATACGGCCATCGGTGCTTTTAGCGAATCCATGGGCTCATAATCTAGTAGTTCAAAATCTGAAGCGCGCAGTTCACGAATGGCGTTCACACCAAGTGACGTCATATTAGGCATCTTCAGTTTTGGTAATTTCAGTGGAGTTCGCTTAAGTTGTTCACGTACTACATCCTCATGAGTACTATATATATGAGCGTCACCGATGGTATGTACCAAATATGCCACTTCAAGGGAACATATTTTCGCGATCATATGAGTCAAAAGCGCGTAGGAAGCGATGTTGAATGGAACACCGAGGAACATGTCTGCCGAACGTTGATACATCTGACAACTTAGGCGACCATTGACCACTCGGAACTGAGCCAATACATGACAGGGAGGCAAGGCCATTTCGGCGAGTTGTAAAGGGTTCCATGCCGAAAAGATAATTCTTCTTGAGTCAGGGTTTTGC